AAATAGCTTTTGAATGTTTTCCTGTTGCGTATTTAGACATTAAGTTCCTGGGTAATAAGCTTTAGGTGTAATAAATGTACTTGAAGCTGAACCATCCTCTTGTAATGCTCTTTGTAACTCATCTTCGTAAATAAGTTTCATACCTTGAAGTAATTGTGGTGCATATTTCATAGAAAGATAATAAGCTAAACCAGAAACCATGCATGGAACAAATCTAAAAGGCATGTCAGTTGCATTTGTATATTCTCCTATATCTTGAATTCTTTTTATATAATAAAAATGCATATCTTTAGATGCATTGGTAGAATCAGGAGTAGGATAAATATTTATACTAACGTGATCAATAAATCTTTGTACCCAATATTGATTAGGAGTACCTTTAGAAAGTTTGTTTGAAAAAGCAGCATAGGTTGATCTATCAACTTTTGTCATTGGACTATCTGATTGATCTGTTTGAGTTCTATTATTTCTTAATTGCGCTTCAAGGACATCGGATATTCCATAAATACCGTTTGGATTTGAAGTAGCACTTGTGCCATCTCCACTTGATCTAAAAAATTTATACTCTGCTTGACCTTCAATTAAATCAAGATCTAATTCATCTATTTCCCAATAGTGAATACCTCTATTGCCCCATTCTTGAAGCATTATATTTAAAGAACGTCTAGCAGTTTTTAATTTAAAACCAGAATAGTCTAATACTCCAATTCTTTCGTAAGCCTCTTCTATTATTTCATCAATAGAAAAAGTTTTATCAAAAGTAGTTGTTCCAGAGGTAGTGTTAGCCATTTAGCCTCCTAGCCAGTGTATCCGATAGTAACTGAAGTAGTATTAGTTAAATCTAAATATATTCCAGTTCTACATCTGATACCGCTTCCTGGAACATAAATGTCTAGTCCTTCAGTTCCGCAATTACCTTCGAATACTAAAGCACCTGTTGCATCTGTTCCATCATATAATTTGATATTACTATTAGCCACTCCTTCAACTTGAATATAAGTTATTCTAGCTGGTCCAATAAATGAACCTGAAGCATTTGTTGCTCTACCAAATCTACCGTCAGAAGTTCTTGTAGAAAACTGTTGGTCTGATGTTGCCATAATTTTTTTCTCCTTAAAATTAATATGTGGGGCCGAAGCCCCACACTAATTATTTATTAACTATCCGCGTATGGTGTTACTATTGTACCTGATCCAAGCAATAAAGAATTGTGGACTAAGTATGTAGCAGTATCAATCGCTGTGAAAGATACAACACTACCAACGATACCACCTTTTGTAGAACCGTTCATAGTTATAACATCATTAGTTGCTGCTGGAATGAAAGCTTTTTTAGAACCGTCATCTACAGCTATCATGATACCACCTTTAAATTTGTCAGTACCATCTGTTTTGATGTCCATATCAGTTGCAGCTGTTTCAACATAAAAATGAAAAGTTGCACCAATATTATTTAAGTTATTAAAATCTGTATCACCAGCTGATGCACCATTACTATTTACATTAATTGAAGGTAAAGTAAATTTACCGTCTGCATCATTTGTAAGTAAGATTTTACCAGCGTGAGTTGCTACAGTTAAAGTTGTGTCAGCTGTTAAGCTAACAGTCATACCAGGACCTGTATTTACAAAGCCATTTTTAGAAATGACTGGTCCTGAAAACGTAGTGTTTGCCATGATTATTCTCCTAGTTAAATTCTACATAGTCTCTAGGCCGTCGACTATACGCGTCTATGCAGAATATTAATTTATGTATAGTGATAAAATTATATACCAGTTTTTAATAGAGTGCAAGAGAGCCTGTAATGTGAATTGAATTTATTCAACGATGTAGCTTTTTATTAAGTAGCTACTGAAACTTGTGGAGTTACACTTTCAACGGTGTTTTGCTTGTGAGCAATAGCTGCTTCTTCCAGCTTGATCTTTGTGATGACTTCTCTAACTTTGTCATCAATTCGGACCATCTCAAGAGTATATCTACCATTAGATAGATGCTCCTGTTCCCACTTCAACTCCAAGGACCTTTTTGCTTTGTATAGGTCTTGTATCATCTATAACCTCCTCATAGGTTATTCTATTTACCTTGTCATCATAACTAACTCCAAGGTTTTCCCAAACTATACTATTTTCTCCAAGTTTGTCAAGGATTGATTGTTCTAGTTCTGTTGGGGAATCTTTTGATTCTACTTCAAATTTTGCGTGATGATTATACGCCCAAATGTTTATTAAAAATTTTTTCATGAATCTCACCGTGTATATTGTAAATGAGGCGGTTTTGAGGCCGCCTCATAAAAAGTATTAATTACGCACCTTCAACGCCGAAGATACCTCTATAGTCAGATACACCAAATGAGTATCTTTCTCTAGCTTTGTATCTTACGTTGCCAGTGTCGAAATCACCTTCCATTGCAGTTGTCAATGGAGCTCTGTTGAACATTTTCATACCATTAGGTACGTCTGTTAAAATGTAAAACGCATCAGAGTCAGTTAAGTAATTGTTTACTCTGTAACCCTGTGGAATCATACCCATAGATACGATTGCATTTACATCATTATCAGCTGTTCCAGTTCTGCCTTGAGACTTCATCAATCTTTCAGCTGTGAATTGTAGCTCAGAAGGAATAATCATTTTTACTCCTCTTGCAGCAATTCTTAAACCTCTTTCGTCAGACATTTGACCGATGTCGATCAAAGACTGTTCTAACGAAGTTTCGTTAAGGTCAGCTTGAGTTGCTAAAGTGTTAGCAAAAGTTCCAGCCACTGTAGGGTGTGATGTATTAAATAAAGATACACCGTCACCTGAATCAAAAGAATCCGTAGTTGGAAGACCATTGATTAGAGGCTCGACTGATTTTACTTGTTTAGCATTACTCATAGATCTAGCTAAAGCTTTTGTATATCTAGACGCAAGTCTATCATACAAGTTGTCCTCGATTGCTTCTTCAGTAATCGCGAACGCTAAAGCTACAGTCTCGTGAGTGTAACGAGCTGTGAAAGTTTCTTGTGCTTCATCAAATGAAACTCCAGAACCTTCACCTTTTACTTGTGCGTTTGCAAAACCACTTAACATTACTTCTTCTTCAAAAGCTCTGTCAGATGATTCTGTAGTATAAATTTCAGCATGCTGATTTTCATACCTTTTATATTCCAAGCCGAACAGTGCGTTCAAACCTGGCTCTAGTTCTTTAACTAGTTGTGATCGTGATATAGCCATTATTGTTCTCCTATTCTGCTATTAGTTTTGTAGCTCAATTAGATTAGCAACTACTACTACTGATCTGAAAGCCGCATTTTCATCGTTTTCAGGATCCTCAGCAGATCTTAGTAATCTCCATGAAGCTGAATCTGCACTTGTATCTCCAATATCTAGAGTAGCTGAAGACTTACCAGTAGTTGTACTACCAGCAGAAGTGTTCATATCATACGTTTCTAAATATCCAGATTGTGCAACAGCTGCATCAGTTGCTACTACATATTGTTGTTGAGGGTTATCGAATACAAATGCATCGATATCTTCTGAGTTTGCTGGTGTTACCTGGACGTAATGATTCGCAAACGTAGGCTTTAAAGTTGTAGCCGCGTTATAGAATATACCATTTAATACACCTAAAACAGGTGCATCAGTAGTTTGTCCATCGATAATGTAACCAGCAGTAGAAGCAACACAGCCACCATTAAAAATAGTAGTTGCATAACCCGCATCGATTTTGTATTTGCCCTGACCAGAAGTCGCTGGAGTTGATCCAAGCGTTCCTGCAGCAATCAAACCAAAACCTTGTGTGTTTCTATTTGCCATAGTTGTTTCTCCTTATGTACCTATTTTTAAAACAGGTACGATTAATTTAATTCAGTGATTTAAAAATTACTTTTTAGTACCACCGAAGGTTACACGAGATTGCCTTTCAACATTGATCGGCATTCTATTATCTTGCTCCTTCATTAAATCGTTTCTTACCGCTTCATCTCTTTGTTTATGACGATCAGTCATATACTCTTGTCTTTGCTTCGCGATTTCAACAGGGACCTTCGCAAGTAGAAGGCCACCAACTCCGACAACTCCCTTGTATTTACCGTCTTCAACGGTTGGATAATCAGATGCATTTTCTACTTCTTCAGATCTTACTAATTCATATCCTTCTCTTAAACGTCCAGATATGTTTTTCGTATCTTGAAAGCCAACGCTTTCTGATCTTATCCATCTATACCTGAAACCATCAGGTGCAGGGGGTGCGTCTAAAGCTGACGGATGGACCCAAACTTTTGGTCTTTCAGTTTTTGACCTAGTTTGACTCGCACGAGAAGTTGTTTTATTTTCTTTTTCCATACGCTTATACCTCCTTCGTGAGTTTTAATTGTTTTGCGTAGTCTTCGAGTGGCACTCCTAATTTTTTAGCTATTGCTACTTGAGAAGAAGTGAGTCTCACAGTTTTGCGTCCAGGTTTTACGCTTCTTGAAGCAGATGCAACCGTTTGCACGGGAGCGGACGTTTTCTCTTCCACAGTATTACCAAATCTGGTAGGAAAGTCAACTTTCATTCTTCGATCTATCTCTTGATAGTATTCTTCTGAATTAGTGTCATAACCTTCACTTTCCAGGTCTTGATGATGAGCCATTGCTGTATTAGTCATGACCCTATTACTACCAAACCATTCGTTTTTAGATGCCCAAACTTCTGCTTTGGGGTCTGGAACTCTTGTGGCTTGAGGTAAGTTCTGTGCTATATTTTCAGCAGGTTGTGTAACTGGTTCTTCAACAACCTGTTGTTTATTTTGTTTTGCTTGTTTGATTCTAGCATTTTCAAAAGAAAGTTCTGCTATTCTTTTGTTAGCTGCAATTTGAGCTTTAGCATCTTGAGATTCAATAGCTGCTGCAAGTTCTCTTTCTGCAGATTCTAATCCAGAACTAACATTTTTTTCAAATTTTTCTAA